GTCATTGAATGATCCCACGCCCAATTTCTAGCACGTCCAGGACCATCACCATGATTAGAGAACGGAGCAACCAGAAGCGTGACATAATCACGAATCTTAAAGTTATCTAGTGCGTTTTCATAATCTTCTTCATCTTGTGGCTCTATAACAATATAGTGTGGAATGTGCATACGTGCAAATGATCTAGACGTGATCATGGTATCTGCACGACCCTTAGATACGATATACATCGGATGCTCTGGATTAGTACGAGGCTCTTGCACCCATCTTAACTTTAGGTTCTTTGTGACGTTCAACTTGGGATGCCACATACTCTTAGTCTTGTCAGTTATGCCCTGATCAATTTTTAGAGAGAAGTTGTCGTAGTCTTCTTTACGTCTAAACTTCATTGTGATAGTTCTATACGAACCATTCTCATCTTGAACGAACTCTGGCATTCCAATCCAATGTTCTTTCCAAACCTTATCATCTTCAACATCACTAACTTCGGTATTTTTAGCTTTAGAAGACAGCTTCGACGGATCTATGGTGATCGGCACATCATCAACCTCATCTGGTCCAAATAGACTTAGAGATGGATCTATTAAAGGATAGTATGCTGATTTAGTGGGTATCATTTGATTAAGCTTGGTGCAGAAGTCTACAACATCATCTAAGTTACGAAAGTGTACCTTCACTGCTTTCCATACATCAGATTCCAAAGAGCTTTTCGCTTTGGTCATATCTTGAAGAACTACGGGCAGAGGTTCATCGAAAAACTTATCCAAGCCAATGCTATAAGAATCATTCTTACGTGCATCAGCTTCCATATAGTTATCGTATCCTGAACTTTCTTCTACCTTTATGTCACTCATGTAAAAAACTCCGTTAAATCTGAAAATGTTTTATTCTTGTCATTATATCTCATCTCGATCATATTGTCAATACCTAATTTCCAGTTCGATAGGCTGTGCTTCTTCCTGGTCATCTCAGCGATCTCATCTCTACGGCCTTTCATCACATTAGCGAATTCCCGTACAGTCGTTTCGAACTCAGCACTAGAGCATCTTCGATTGACTTTAATATAATGTGTTCGATGAGCGGCAATCGATTCGCTGGCATGTACGTCACTATCATCTGTCATGAGAATAACTGGAACTCCACAACCCAAAGCTTCCATTGCAGTAATGCCCCAAGATTCCTTAGGCCAAGTAGAACAAAAAACTTTCGATTTAGATATCATGTCCATGACATCGGTGTGAGGTAATCCTCTCATAGTATGCTGTGGCTCAGACCAATGCTGATTAGACTGTACATAATCGTTAACTGTGTCACTCTTGTATACTCCATCATTAGTCATTACAAGACTATTTAGGTCAGTCTTTTTAAGCTTATCGTGAACCAAGAAAGGCGCTTTCTCGTTATCACATCTTCCCACAGTCGATACGTCATAAATCGTATCAGAAGACATTGGAGTATCTTCTGGCAAATATGATGGATTTATGAATCCCTTGATCTCACCAAAATCTACGTTCTTAATTCTTTCTGCCATAGTTCTATGAAAACTTAGTTGTGTGGGACTCACAAACCAAATGTGTGCGCCATAATCATTCAAATCTCTTAGTATTGTGCCTAACTCCACCATACGTATGTCACGCACAAGTGGTTCATGCATGATAGCAATTAGTGGAACTCCAAACGTTCTCATCATGTTGCCCCACCAGGGATTGTTAAATAAGATCATATCTGGATCGTGCATGGCAATTGCGTCTGCTATCTTGCGCTTTGTTCGTCGGTTCTCTTTATCTTCTTTAGTGATACACAACGGTATGATACCATCGATATTTCGCTCTAGGTCTTGGCAGAACTTTTCAATACCACCAGTGATGACAGGACTATCCGAGTCTTGGGTCTTCACTACCTCGAAGTGAGTTGAGTAGGGTAAGAGTATCTTCATTTCTTAAAGTCCGACTCAGCAGACACAACTCGCTTACGTAAGTCACTGGTTGAAAATCTATGCTCTCTGCTGTTAAAGTATAAGTCCATGCCTAGAGTATCACACAAATCTCTACCAGTAAACTCTTTATCTTTGTACTCTACCCCAAGAATTCTGACATCAATTTTGTACATAGTTAAGATATCGAGTAAGTCTTGTTCAGTGGCATACACCAGAATTTCATCAACATACTTGATAGCTGATAGCTGTGAATAACGTTCAACTATAGTTTGTATAGGACCGTTCTTTTCTGGTCTGTCTACGCTAGGATCAATTTGCAAACCACAGATCAAATAGTCACATTGATCTTTAGCCTCACGTAGCATAGCAACATGACCTGCATGAAGCAAGTCGAAAGTACTAGCTGTGAATCCTACTGTTTGCATTTCTCTTTTAGTAATTTCCATGTGTGTCTCCAATCATCAACTTGTACGGCATCATTTCCTCTAGCCCGTACTTCCATAGCAATCTCGTGATCATTCCCACCGGGAAAGGTTTTATCACCGTAAAAATGTATTATAGCATCTTTATCGAAGTCTGTCAAGACCTGTTCTTTGCCTCCACCTTTTTTAACAATATCTATGCCAGTCTCACCTGCCACTTGAAAATTGTAATCAGTAAATCTATTTCTTAGGTGTTCTGCTATAATATTGCGCTCATTGTGAATCTCATCATACTCAACATAATCTTTGCGTTGTTGATCGTTGGCATTGCGCCCTACGATAGAGAAGTTTAATAAACCAGGACGTATCTCGATATGACATCCTGTTCTTATGTAAAATTTAGATACTGAGAGTTCGACATTCAATGCTTTCCATAGTTCATCACCAGGCAAATCTTCAAATTTTGAAGTTCTTATTCTTTTATCACCAATCCAGTGGTCATTGCCACTACACTGATATGCGCCCTTTAATTTAGAGTAGATGTCTTTACCCAACTGCTCTTCTGTTTTAGGTCGATCACTTCCTGTAACTACGTATACATCGTGATCATGGCAGAATGAACTAAACCACAATGAGAAGTCCTTGTCCATTCTGCCACGACTAGGTGTCAGCGTACCATCAACATCAAACATGAAAATCAAGTGTACATGTCCACTGCTTTAGTACGCAGAACATTCATTTCATCTTTTAACATAAGTTTATCCTTCTTCAATTTTGTCACAAATCCGTCAGGTGCCTTTTCAGCTTCAGCACATTCTATAAGTTTATGCACCCGTTTATGTTCATCTTCTAGCCAACTCAGCCTATCAGACATATTCATCTAAGTCTCCTATCCTGTTGCTATTCTGCTAAAGTTCTTTACCTTCTCAAACTTAATCACACTGTGGAACTTGTCAAACAACTGGTCGCCTTTGTGGCTGATAATAAAGATATTGGAATCTGAAGTAAGCTCTTCTATAATCTTCAGAAACTCCTCAGTACCAGAACTATCTAATGATGAATCCATAATCTCATCCATAATGAGAAGATTTGTAGATACAGAATTTCGCAGTTTAGAGACTGCTCTCCATGTAAACAACAAAGCTAGATCAATACGCAACTTCTCACCTTCGGAGAATGATGCATACGAGAACTCATCACGAAATCTAGACTTGATCGTCTCATTAAAGTTTTCGTCTAATTCAAATTGTACAAAGAAGTCCATAGCAGACAGGTACTTACCGATAAGCTTGTTCATCACAGGAACATATTGCTTAATAATACGAGTCTTGATACCGCCATCTTTCAGCATAGAAGATACCACAGAAAGAATTTCTTTATCATCGAACAACTGGTTCTGCTTGTTGTGATACGATAATAAACTCTCTTCTTGATCTTTAATCTCACTGCTGTCGATAGCAACAACTTCTTTCTCTGCTTCATCTAGATCATTCTTAATATATCCACACGAGTTTAAAGCCATCTTACGATTAGCTCTATGTTCGCTAACCTCTAGGTTCTTAGCATTAATAGCATCTTCAGTATTACTGATCTCAGTAAGCCGCTCTTCAACTTTTAGACTTCTATGTCCAAGTTGTTTCCTAGCTGTCTCAATCTCTTGTGCTTTCTCAGTATTACCATTAACGGCACCACTCTTGAAGTCGTGTTCGATGCCCTGCTTGCAAGTTGGGCAGTTGTCGTTGTGTTCATAGAATGCGATTTCTTTTCGTAGCGACTTGAGTCGGTTTGATAGTTCTCCATCTAATGTCTGTAGCTCCTCTAACTTCTTCTTGACAGTAGACTTATCAGAGATGCCTTTAGTGGTATCTGCAACTTCGTCTAATAGAGTGTCAACTATGGCTTGTTCTGCCTCGATGAAGTCTACTTGTTCACGTAGCTTCTCTTTAAGTTTGCCTACTTCTATTTGCTTCATCTTACGAATGGATTCATTATGAGCTTTAGATGACGTAATCTTATTCTCTAGCAAATCTATCTGATACTTGATCTCAGTGATCTCAGTCTTGTTTGCAGTGACACGCTCTTTAAGCAATGTATTCATTGTAGTGAAGATTTGAATGTCTAGAAGGTCTTCAATAACTTCTCTTCTTTCACCAGCTTTCAACTGCATGAAAGGGACAAACGTGGAACTACCTAAAACAACTACTTGACCAAAAGACTTGTAGTTAAGCTTTAAGATAGTATCTTCTAGATATGTTTGATAATCACGGGCTGCCGCATCTTGATTAAGCAACTCATCATTCTTCCAGACTTCGAATATGCCTGGTTTGATGCCACGCTTGATCACATACTTATTACCACTTATAGTGAAATAAGCCTCTACTTCTAAGCCTTTGTTATTAACACTATTGAGTAGCTGATACTTGTTAATCTTTCTGAATGGCTTACCGTACAGTGCGAATGTCAAAGCATCGAGCATGGTTGATTTACCAGCACCGTTGTCTCCGACAATAAGAGTAGACTTACTGCGGTTTAAAAATACTTCTGTCCAAGCATTACCAGTACTTAAAATGTTCTTATAACGAACCTTTTCAAATAATATCATAAATTGATAGCCTCATTGTGTAGGTCCTCAAGAACTTTTTCGATCTTACCCTTATCATTAGTAATCTCTAAGTTCTGGACGTATTGCTTCAAAATTGTTAAAGTGTCCTGCGCTTCATCAACCAACTCGCTCTCATCGATAACATCAAGGTTCATGTGGTCTTCTACGACTTTGATGTCGCACGGAGCAGATGCTTGAAGTTTATCTAAGAACAGATCGAATATATAAGGATTGTTCTTAACTGATACAATAACTTTTATGAAAGTGTTTGCCAAGTTAGACGTATCTAAATTAGCAATGTCTTCTATAGTCATGTTAGTGTCATCGTACATTATCTTATGAAACAAACTAAACGGATTACGAATATGCTCCATCTTACGAGACTCAGTGTCGAACACGCTGAAGCCACGCTTTTGATCGTGATCAGACCAGGTCATCTCATATTGAGCACCTAGATAGGATATGTTACCAATCGATGAAGGTTGATGAAAGTGACCAGAGTACACAGAATCAAACTTAGCAAATGTAGTGCGGTCCATACCATGATCACATAGATGTCCTTTGTCCATCTCATAACCAGTAATCTCAAAATGACCCATAAGAATCTGTGCTTTAGTTTCAGACATAGCTTTCATAGACTCTTCATAGTTGTCAGCACATAGCCATGGAGCAAGCATTATTTTGCATCCATCCATCTCTAGCTCGACAGGTCTTTCCCAATACAGATGTAAATTTTCGTGACTAGTGTTACCGTACAGCTGGTTAAGGCTGTTTACGTCATTCGTGTTCTTGAAGTACGTATCATGATTACCAGCTATCATGTATAGCTCTATATTCTCATCGGCACAAACTCTCATGAAGTGATCTTCAAGATTCTTGGCTGTAACGAAGTTAATATACTTTCGTCTATCTGTGACATCACCTAAGTGAAAAATAGTAGTAATGCCATGCTCACGTAAATACGGAAAGAATACTTCCCGATAAAACTTTATTTGATGTTCAGCAATTGCGGCATTGTCATTTCTTGCGCCCCAATGCGTATCATTAATAACAGCAATCTTCACTCAGACTTCTCCTCGACTTTAGTCTCATCAGTATCTGGTTTATCATCGGGAAGAACTACGTCTTCTGCAATGAACTTCTCTAAACCAATCTTAGCTTTTATCTGCTTCTTCTTCTTATCCTCGATCTTCTTCTCATACGTCCTAACAAAGTCTGACATGTAATCGTTGTTAAGATCAATGTACGCAGGTTCACCAGAAGCATCATCAGCTCCATCTGTAGCTGTACCCGTCATGACTGAGTTTACAGTTACCTTGTGCTTAATATACAACTGTTTCTTCTCTTTGTCAATACGTCTTAAGAATGCATACCATATGATTTGAGTGAAGTAAGCGAATGGATTATGAGACTTCTCTGGATCAAAGTTGCCTAGTGCTTGAATAGCATTCTCTAAGCCGTCGCTGATCATCTCATCTTTATATGAATATCCTGAAAAGTTGGGTTTGGACGCTAGTCTAGTCGATATCTGATAGATACAGTGCCCAATATAGTTTGGTATTTGTGGACGTTTATCACCCGAGTCTTCTGCTTCGATACACAGTTTCTTGTAGGCTATGATAGCCTCTAAGAACTCCGGGTTATTAACGTAATTACGTTTTGCCATTAGATTCACTCCTTATTTGACTATCATTATAGCTGAAAGAACATGCCATGTCAAGCATTATATAAGATATTTTGTTAGATTAATTGAATTATTTTCAAGATATGTATTGACAAACCATGAAACAGACTGTATAATAGAGTTATCGCTCTTAAGAATAATACTAGATTGAGTAGTAATGTACATGGTATTCTCACTCTTTCTGCGAAAGTGCTTGACAGCAAGATCATCTCTGTGTATAATAGCGTTATCGCTGTAAACAATAATACTAATGTTTGATCTGATCTCTAGATTCGAGGTATGCAACTAGTAGGTCTTCGACTTCTTCGGTCAAGTTTGTCTCTCTATCATCTTGCAGGTCTTTCAATCTAGATACGAATGTGTCGTAGTACTCTATTGCTTTTTCGTTAGCCTCTCCGCAAAACAAAACATCGTCATTTCCTAGAGTGACAGCATTTGCTTTAGACAATAGCATCCAACTCTTAGCAAAGAATCCGTGTACTGGGTGTATGCGTACCTGAATTGGATTCTCTACTACGATACTCTCTTTATCAGTCTTTATTAGATCAGCTATAAGATCATCACCATTATTCATTTTAATATGTATCAACATGGCTTACCCCTTAACGTTAACATTATATATACGATACTCAAAACCCTCATCGTTGTAAATCTTTACTCTTTCCATGAAGTGTTTAGTAGCGAAGTTCTTGGTCTGTTTCCATTGTAGATCATCTACTATATCGTAAAGCGTAGCTTTACTGTTCCCATCATGCTTTCTTAATACTCGTCCGATTGATTGTAGATTTCTGATTTTCGATTTAGACGGGCTTGCAAAGATGATATTGTCCAAACGCTTGATATTAACACCAGTGCTGAAAGTACCATAACTAGCGAGGATAATATTATCATCATTTGTTTCAGACAATCTCCTAACATCCTCACGCTCTTCAGCGCCAACTCCGCCATGTATGAAGTGTATGTTCTTACCTTCTTTTTCAAGCATGGGATGTAAGACTTTACCGTGTTTTTCGACAAACTGAAATAGAATAAGAGTGTTGCCCTTGAGACTATGTGCCAAATTTTTAATGTATTTATTACGTGATTCATTACCAACAATCCAGTCAATTTCTTCTTGATAGCTCTTACCTTTATTTAGCTTCCTAATTTCGTCTGGATATTGGAGAGCAATTGCTACAATACCAAACTCCGCAAGCGTGTTGTCTTCGATCAGCTTCTTAGTTTGAGTTACTTCAAATACTGAACCGAATAAACCTTCTAACACTAGCTTGTGTGTTTCTGTGCCATCTAACGTGCCTGTAAATCCATAACGATACTTACAGTCAGGCATTTTTTCTAATACTGATACTAGAGACTTAGCTTTGAATAGATGTGCTTCATCTCCCATCACTACGTCAAACTTAGCAAACCAATCCTTTTTCAGCTTGTATACTGATTGCCAAGTAGTGATGGTTATATCAGCATCTACATTCTTATCAACACCACCTCTAATCTTGTGTATGCTGAGTTCATTGCCATTGTTGTATTCGATGAAGTCTGTAGACATTTGCTCGACTAGTGACGTTGTTGGTACAACAATTAAAACCTTTCTCTGCGAGGACTCTACGTGATATCGTGTCAATAGATATATGATAAAAGACTTACCCGATGCTGTTGGCGATAGCAGTAATGCTCTATCACTTTTGAGTGCATGAACTACTGCGTTGTTTTGATAATCTCTAGGAACAAATGGCGAGTTAAACTCTTTTGATAGATCGAGTCCAGCAGTATCTTGTACGGGATTGTTGGGTACAACTCCCTTATCTACCGTAACATGGTATTCCCTAACGTTGCAGAACTTGAGTATGTACGGAACTAGTCCAGCATATATCATACCAGTCATAACATTGAGTAGACGAATCTTACCGTCCCAAACTTTGTTACGTACAGAAGGCATAAACTTAGCACCAGGTACTTCGAATGTGAAGTACTCCGACATTTCCATCTTCACGCCAGGGTCAGCATTGACTCTAACGTAGACTTCGTTTACCTTCTCGATACTCACTTCATCCATTATGCACCTGTTCTAAAGCGTTCCCAATCAATTATAGATTTGATTTGAAATCCTCTATTGTTAATTTGTTTAATGATTGCTTCTAGATATTCTACCTTCTGTGCCTGTGCACCTATCTTCAGAGACGAATCTATGATGTCATCGTCTGCTTCTAAGTATGATGGAATATCTTGTCGTAGAATTTTTAGGGGCTGTGGTTTCCAACCAAACTGCTTTAGCTCAGTATCGTCTAGTTCGCCTCTATAGTATTCTGTCTTGAGTTTGAAAAGCTTCTTATAGTCAGCTTTCATTTTACGTAGGATGTAACCTTCACCCATGTAAATTTTGAAGTACTTGTTGTGTAGCTTCGGCGTTTGTGATGCTTCGTTTGATATGTTTATAGTATCAACTGGTCCATCTTTTTCCCACGCTTCAATAATATCTTCTAATTTCATTCATAATCTCCATAATTAATACAAGTGCAAATGCACGAGTTTTCAAGCTTACAGTATTTCTATAGTGTAATCACTGTATTTAAATGTAACATCAAAAGTAGGTGGATTGATATCAGCTTCAGTAGTATTTAGCTGTATTCCACCAACGGCAACTGGGAACATCTCTTTGAACGTTAGTCTAAGATTGGGGTTCTTATTGCTATCCATTATAATGATAGAGCCAGATGATGTTACACCTGTTCCTTTTGGATTAACAGATCCTGCCGCACCCGCAACTTGAGGCGAGTTCAAAGCCGCATATCCAGTAAAACTTTCTGGTCGAGTAATAGCCTCTAACCAATCTAAGGATTCTTTAAACGATAGCATGTTTTCGTCTGCTATGATAGTCATTGCTAAGTCTTCATACACTAGTGTATCACCAGGTGTATAGATTGACTTAAACGGGGTCATTCTCTCTGCGTATCCCGAGTTTACTCCAGGTATGTTTATCTGCTGTACATAAAACTCTACGTTAGGCAGTCTCTCAAGTATGAACCTAAACTCTACGTTTGATAAGAAGTTATTTGTTGCCATGTTGTCTTCTCCAGTTATATGTACTATTTATACAGACAAAAAAAAGAGGCTCCGAAGAGCCTCTTTAAAGTAGGTTGGGTTAACCCCAATCTTATTTTTATAGCAAGTTGGTAACTGCTGTACGTCTGTAGTAGACGTTAGTGTTAGCAGTAAGAGCACCCTGTGTAGCAGCCGCAGATCCGTCAGCGAATGGGTTTGATACCATACCGTAACGAGTCTTAAAGCCAAGCTTCGACTGGAAGCTATTCTCACCAACTGCACGAACCATTTGTAATGGCACGTATGGGCAATAGAAGAGACCAGCATCGAATGTGCTAGAACCCTTATAACCAACTACCATGTAGTTAGCACCGGCATATGGATCGATATACACTTTGAAGCGACCGTTAAGAACACCAGCAAAAGTATTGCCTGTGTCATCTGGTTGCAAGTTGTTGCTGTTCAAAGCAGGAGCATAGTCTAGAACGCCAGCCATTTGAAGTGCAGATGCAACATCAGATGAACATACGATCAAGTTACCTTTGCCTCGACGGGTGTCTTTAGCAATTTGGTTAGCTTCTTTTTCGATTTGGAACATTAAGCCTTTAAACTTCTCTACTGACCAACGACCATTTGCATCAACGTCTAAGTTGAAAGTACCGTTAGTAGCAACTCCGCCTTGTGAACCAGCTTTAGCTGTCATGTATACCGTACGAATTACTTCACGGTTAATTTCAGCAAGCAATTCAGCAGACAACATGTTAGCAAGCTCAGTCTCAGCATCCAATCCGTGGATAGCTTTAAGGTCTTGAGCAAGTTCACTTGTGTACTCTGCTTTCAAAGCACGTGACTTAGCAGTTACAGATACTTTCTCGATAGCGAAAGACATTTGAGCGAACTCAGCAGCCGATCCATCACCAAGAGCTTCTGCGTCAGCAGTAGCAAGGCCAGTACCAGTTGTTTCTGATCCAGCACCCAATGCGTTAGCATGAGTTCCAGCACCAGAATAGTCAGTATCAGCTTCACTGTAAAACGCTTCTGGCTTACCGCCGGTGTCTTCGTACTTAGAGCGCATTGCAAAGATAAGTCCAGTAGGACCAGTCATTGGCTGAACGCCAGCGATATCATATGCTACCAAGTTTGGCATTGCACGGCGTACTAGCGAGATCAGTACGGGATCATACTTAGCCATATCAGCAGTTGAGTTAGCTGGTGCGGCTTCTAACAATGATGTAGGCGCCATAATCTCGCCTTGTGCCATTGCTGTTTCTGTGTTCTCTAGCAAAGTAGCAGTAACTGCCGCTCTGTGAGAATTTTGGATGCCGGGAAGAGCAGTATGCTCTAAGATTGGCTTCCACTTGTTCATTAGTTCTTCATTTCTCATTGTGGTTCTCCTTTTTGAGATTTTACTTAGTGTTATTTATAAAAATTTATTGTGCGTTAGAACGGGAAAGCGAATCAGCGTAACGAGCAATCATTGGATCAATGGCAGCTGGCTTTGCTTCTTCCGCAACTTCTTCCTGAAGAAGATCACTTTCATCTTCGACAACAGGTGCAGACTCAATAAAGTAGTTGGCTTTAATAGCCTCGACTTTAGTGCTATACTCATCAGTTGATTCGTAAGACACGCCTTCTGAGAGAACACGCAATTTTTCAACTTGGGTGTCAGTTAAGTCCTCAGAAATAGTTTTGAATGCAATTTCAATATCAGCCTTTTGCTTTGCTTCACGAACTTCAATCATTTGCTCGACAATCTCGTTGTATTTAGTAGTAGACTCTTCGAGTTTTCCTTCTAAATCAGAAACGATATCGACTTGCTCTTCATTGATTTCCATGTTATGCTCAGTTACAAGACCCTTGATACCAGACAGTAGTGACTCAGCGACTTCAACTTTAACGTTGCTTTCGATTTGAACCTTGTTGTCATCCATCCAGCTTTCTACAACGTAGTCTAGATATTGATCAACTTTTTCTACCAACTCGTCAACAGTAGCATCAACTTGCTCCTGAAGATCACTCTCAAACTTTTCTTCTAGTGTAGCTGTTTCGGCTAACACCTTTTCGTGTACAGCGGCTTCGAAGATTGCTACTGTTTGTGTTTTAAAATCTTCAGACAGATCAGTGCCTTCAAACATACGCTCGATAGACTCTTTCAAGCCTGCGTCATTTGTGCCCTGTGGGGTTTTAACATCATCTTCGATGTTATCAGCCTTAGCGTCTGCTTTCTTTTTCAGGTCGCCTTTACGCTTTTTGACAGCGCCTCCGGTACCTGAGACTGCATCAGCAGAATTCGAGTCTTCACCCGTTGCTTTCGCTTCGTCTAAATCTAGATTCATCTCTAGTTCTTCACTCATTTGGTTTCTCCTTTAATAGTAGGTTTGTTCTTTTATTTATATTATTCATGTTTTTGACAATGAACTTACAAATTTTTCAAATAGAGCCGCAGCCTTAACTTCTAGCTCTCTTGTAGAGACCTTAGCGACCTCTTTAATCTCTTCTTCAATTTCGTCAAAGACATTAGCCATTGCCCATGAAGAAGATGCAACATCATATATCCAATCAACGCCTTCCATGACACCTTTTACAAATGCGTCTGGAGCCGATGGATCAGCTACGATATCGCCTGCTGTTGCAAGCATGAAATCGTCCTGAACTTCCATAATGCCGTTCTTGTTTTGTTTAATTGACCCCATGCCACGAGAAGAGATCCCTACGAGACCTCCCTCATTGATAATATTTTTAACGATACTACCCATGGGAGTTTCCATGATCTTTGCTCGACCTACAATATTGGATCCATCTCTTTTTAGTTCAGTGAACATGTGAGATACACGGTCCAAATTGATTGTTGGTCCTGCAGGATGTCCTAGTTCACCGTAAGCTCTATTCTTAGCTACGTAATTTTCATTGTACCTTTTCATTTCTTTTTCTAAAATGGATACAGGGTACATACGTCCATTTCTGTTTTTGATATCACCCTGCATGATGATACCTTCGATAAAGTAGTTTTTACCTTTTTTGTTACCCTCTTCGTCAAGTATATCTTCTTGGATATATTGAACGTCTTCGACTAACTCTTTAATTAATAGTGACATATATGCTCCTTACGTATAAGCAACTGGTGTGTACGAGATAGCGCCAGTGGGTGTGATAGTTTGACCAACCTGCTTCTCAATAATTACAGATTCGGCTGGATGCATTTTAAAACTATAGCTTACTCCGGCTTCACGGTCAGCGGTTGCGGCAACAGCATTAATAACAATTGTATTAAGACCACTAGCGAGTTCGTTACAAATTCTAACTCTACTAGCTGTGGTTCCTGAATGGTTCGCCGCACTAGTAGCGGCTCCTGCCAAAGATACTAGTACTCCTGTGCCTTTAATTTCTTGTGCCATTCTAATTACCTGCCCGCATAGCGAATTGTACGATCTGCATGAACTTTTTACTGTCGTTCAGCATAGACTCGACTTTCTTTTTATTCTGCGTATTTAACGCTTTGTGCATGG